TATCAACATTATATTTTTCAGCGAATCGACTTTGGATCGCCGGGAGTACAACTTCAGGTTTCACGATTAATTGTCGCGAATTCAAAATTGTTCGCAATGCTGAATCCTTTTTGAATGATTTGATTGTTTCACGCGCTTCGTTTTCCTTTGCCGGAATTACTTCGTCCATCAATTTTTTGTTTTCGTTGGTCAATGCAATGATTCGATTTTGCAATTCTTCGTTTGTTCCTGACGCGCTTTGTTTTGATTTTTCAAATGCCGTTGAAATAATTTCGTCAAATTTTTTGTCTTTGATGTCTTCAGCCAACAACCCAAATGTTTTTTTCAATTTGTGTTCAACCTTTGACAATTCCGTTCCGCGAATTTCGTCGCGCATTCGTTGAACAAAATCCGGATCGTTTGAAATGACTTCGCGTTGTGTTGATTTGAACGTGTCAACAAATTCGGTCACGTCGATTTCGTCGTCGGTGTTTAACTTTGAAATGATTTCAGATTTCACACCAATTTTTTTCAAAAATGTTTCAATGTTTTTCATGCTTTTTTGTATTTTCTTTTTGGTTTTTCAGGTTGTTCAATTGGTGTTTCGTCAACGATTGATTCGTCGATAATTGTATCAACAACAATTGATTCGTCAATGATTGTGGTTTCGTCCATTTCGACAATGATTGGACTTTGAACAATTTTATTCACGACCGGAATTTCAATTTTTTTCGGTTCATCTAAAATGTCGAATCCATGCCACAAATTATGTTTTTTTAATGCTTTGATTGAATTGTCGTTCATGACAATGACTTTGCCCGTTTTGATGTTCAAAACCTTATATTCTCTGATAATCATTGATTGTGTTGTTTTCGGTAAAATTAACGAATTTTTACAATTTATCAAGCAATTTAGCCGGTACCATTGAATAAAACCACTCTTCGCCTTCGTATGTTGTGAATTGATCCGTTTCATTTGCTGAATCAATTATTGATTTGATTTGTTTCAATTTTTCAATATCATTTTCAGCGACCGCGATTTCGGTCAAATCACTTAATTCCTGAATTTGTTCAATTGTCATTCGGCTAATTTTATTGTATTTATATCGACACCAATTTCGTTCAAATATTCTTTGACAAATTTGAAAACCTTTGGATGATTATTTTTTAATCCTTCATTGTCATAAATGTAGGAGGTCAATGATTCCGTCCAAAATTCCGCAACGTTTGCTTGTCCCAAACTTGTCGGAGCATCCAATAAAGACAATTCATTTTTGTTCAAAATTTTTCTTAAAATTAATTTATCTGAATCATAATTGTTTTGCAAAAAATGCGCGGTTTCATGTGTTATTGTTGGCGCGATATTTTTATCAATTTTTCGTGAAACCGACGAAACCGACCAATATTTCCATTTTCCATTTGTTCCACCGTATGCAATTATTTTGTCATTTTGGTCAACCAATATTTTTTTACCACCTTCAAATTCTATTTTTGCCCCGCCATTTATTAATTCGTCAAATTGATTTTTATCAATAAATAAATTATATTTTTTAAATGCAATTTGTTGATCCGGTAAAATTTTAATATTTAAAAATGAATTTCCGATTTCACAATTTCCATTTATTTTTTTTGGTATTGTGTCAATTGTTGAAAATGTCGGAATTTTTGAACCGTCAATTGCGGTCATATTAAAACCACCTTTCAATGTTGATTCTTTTTCATTTCTCAACGCAATCAATGTTCCTTTTTTATTTATTAACTCAACAACTGAATCATTGTTTGAAATTATTTCATTCATTGCATCAATTGTTTTTTGATTTTGCGATGTGAAAAACAATGAATCGTCAATTTTTTTTGTTTCCGTTTGTCTTTGACGAATTTTTTTCAATATTGAATCAACTGATTCACCACCTTTCAATTCTTTGATTTGCAAATCTGTTTTTTGATTTGTTTCAACTTGTTGTTCGGCTTGTTGAATTCCTAATTCGGCGCGTTGTGACTTTGTCAACTTGAATGGAATCGCGGAATGGCGACAATTATAACCACCTCGAAACACCGCGAAATTGTTTGGTGTCGTTCCCGGAATCATTCCGGTTCCGTTGTTATTTGCCCAATTGATTTCATTTTGCAAATCGTCCAACAACAAAACATTTTTTCCAACCCAACGGACGCATTGTGGACGTGAATCGTCAATCAATGAACCAACGTATCTGAATGCATCCAAACCGAACGTTTCCGCAATCTGCGAATTCACTTGACCGTCAAATTGATTCAGCGAATCGCGCGAAACTTGTGTGACATAACGTTTCAATCCTGACATTCGTTCCGGGTTGCTCAAAATATAATTTGTCAAATATGTTTCCAAATCCGAAATCGTTGTCCCGGCAACAATGTTTTTATAAATACCCTCACGAACGGGTTGAATGAAATTTTTTGAAACGCCTGTCCCGGTTAAACCGTCCAATGTTTGTTCGACATTTGCTTTTTGAATCGGATTAATTAAATCGGACAATTCTTTTTCGGAAATATCATTCACCGATTTTTGCGCATCAAAATTGAATTGTTTGATTGTTTCGAATGACCTTAAAAAATCCTTGACTTGTGTTGGATAATTTGAACCCTGCAACGCGTTTTGAATAACGGCGTCGATTTCATTCACAATTGCCGTGTTTTTATCGTCAAATGATATTTTGCCACCTTCAACATTCATTGTGTTGATTTTCTTTTTGACCGCATCAAAAATTTTTTTCTCAATATTGTCAAAATTATCAACCAAATCATTTTCAGCGGTCAAAACTTTTTTATCTTTTTTACCAACTAATTTGTCAATTGAAATCGCGAAAACATCAGCCATTTTTAAATTGAAATTACGGTTGTCGTGTTATATGAATCAACAATTGGTTGCAATGCTTTGTCCAAATCCGCAAAAATCACCGACAAATCGTTTTCCAAATAGGTCGTTCCATTGTCCGCAACAATTTTTGTCAATGTTTTGTAGGCATACAACGAACGAATCAAATCGTCTTTTTTAATTACACCGGACGCCAATAACATTTGTTTGTCTTTTGTATTGACATGATAAATCGGATCATATGAAACCAAAATTTCAACGATTCGTGTGATTGGTATATTTCCGGAAAAACGTTTTTTCGCCAAATCTTTTGTCGCTTCAACTAAAAATGCAACCGGCGCGTTTTTGTCATTCAATTTATTTATTTCGTCAATCAAATCGTTTTCCGTTTTCATGCTGAATGAAATCGGTTTCACGATAACCGGATCAATTGGGTTTGCGACGCTTCTATATTTTTCAATGATTAATAAACTTTGATAAATAATTTCGTCAAAAATATTGTTCGAAATTTTCGTCAACATCATGAATGAATCTTCGCGGTCAATTTCTTTTGCCGTTCCTGATTGCGCTTCGTCAATATTATTCAAATGCAACGCGTCTTCGGCTTTTTTCAATAACGTTTCCCATGCGCGACCGGAATATTCAATCACGTCAACCGGCGGCCCGATAAATCGAATCATTGGTTCGGTTGAATTATTCACGCCGTCAATCATGTTTCCTTTTTCGCGCATGAAAACACCAAACGGTGAACGTGTAATGACGCGCCCGGTTCCCTTACATGTACGACACGCGGAATGTTCTTGGGTTTCGCCATTATAACAAAATCCGTCGCGACAACCCGGTGCCGAACATGTTTCCGCGACTTCTTCTCGATATGGAAAACACGACGTTGTCATGATTGCCGTCCAATCACTATATTGTCGAATCGCTTCATTTGCAAACGGCAAAAACGCGCTGAAATAACTTTCGAAATAATCTTCGTCGGTAACATCACCGCCCAAAACGACACCGGGCAAAAATCCGATGTTGTGTTGATATATTAACTCGACAACGAATTTGTTGTCCTTTTTGATTCCGATTTGCGTATGCTTATAAAACGCGTCCGGTGTCAACGTGTAAATGATTGCACCTTCTTTTTTATTTCGGCCACCTTGATAAACTTCGCTTTGTTCGTCATCTGAATACCATGATATGATTCCTTCGTCAATGTCTAAAAATCGAATTTGGTTTGATCCAACAATCAACGGATAAACATCAACTTTGACCGTCGGATTTGTCAACCCTTCGCCCGTCGGAATCCAAACCAACCAACCATTCGGATCTTCAATCATGCGACGAACAACGTATTTCTGAATATACGAATAAAAATATTGATTGTCGAATTTTTGAGTGTTCAAATACGTTGACAATTCGTCGGACACCTGAATTGAAAAATTAGCCGAACTAAAAATTCGATACAATTTGTCGATTGCACGATTGATTGAACCTTTTGTGATTGGTTCATAAATGTCCAAACGATATTTTTGAATTTCCGCGTCTTCATTCGGACGGCGTTGTGTTAATATTCGGCCCGGATTTTTTCCACGGGTATGAACAAACATTTCGTCGCGTACTTCAACCCAATCGTCTTTTTCTTCCGGTTGAGGCAATTCGCCCAACATTGAATTGTAAATTTCTATTTCAAACATAATTTTTTAACATGCTAACGTTTTGGAACAATTTATTTTTCTTA